GGCTCCCCCAGCATATACAAATCTAAATGAAGACCCAGCTATAGGAGCAGGTAATGTGTAAGTATTATCTTGTCCTCCGTCTGGCACAAGCAAAATTCTACCACTATGAGTTGCATTTGTTAAAGTTACGTTACCATCAGATAAGCTAACAGGCGCACCACCTAGAGTTGTAATCTCTGTTATTGTGCCTGTTGTTGCATTTTTACTAATAGTTTTAAGAGTGCTTTCAGATCTGATTGGACCTGAGAATGTTGTATTAGCCATGTAAATCTCCTTGTCGTGGCTATTGTCGAAGTTAATTCTTCGTCAAGGTAATTTTAGTATACATAAAAAAAAGGGGTCTGCAAAGACCCCTTTAATAAAAACGAACAATTGTTCGCTTATGCGCCTGGTGAACCAAACACACAACGAGGATCAGAGAATCCAAAAGCATATCTTTCTCTTGCTTTATATCTCATGTTTCCTGTGTCGAAGTCTGCTTCCATGCTTGTGCTTAATGGTGTTCTTTCGAAATACTTGAAACCATTAGGTGCATCTGTCTTGATGAAGAACGCATCTGTGTCTGTTAAGAAGTGGTTAATAGTATAACCCTCTGGTAACATACCCATGTTTTTCATTGCGTTTACATCATTGTCAGAAGTACCTGGTCTTAAAGTTGACTCAAGTAATCTGTCTGCAACGAACTGTAGTGCAGGTGGAATGATTAATTTCGTTCCTCTTAATGCTACAATCATATTTCTTTCATCGACAAAGTTTGAAATGTCAATTAAAGCATTTTCTAATGATGTTTCATTAAGGTCTGCTGCAGTTGATGGTTCATTTGAAAATGTTCCACCACCACCTAATGGGTGGTCTGTTGCACAAAGCTCTTTACCATCACCACCTGTAAAGCTTGAACTAAAAGCATTATTAAGTGTTGCGGCAGCTTTTACCTGCTTTGTGTGTGACATTGATCTTGCTAATGCTCTTGTATATCTTCTTCCAAGTTGGTCATACAAGTTGTCTTCCATTGCTTCTTCTGTCAAAGCAAAAGCCAATGAAATTGTTTCCATTGTATAACGTGAAGTATATACTTCGTTTGCATCATCAAAGGCAACACCAGCACCTTCTGACTTAGTTTGTGCATTCCCAAATCCACTTAACATTACTTCTTCTTCGAAAGCTCGATCTGAAGTCTCTGTCTCATAAATTTCAGCGTGCTGATTGTCATAACGATCATATTCCATGCCGAATAAAGCGTTAAGACCAGGTTCTAACTCTTTTACGAGTTGCGCTCTTGATATAGCCATGTTCTAATCTCCCTTACGCTAATCCTGCACCTTTTTGTCCAAATATGCTATTTTGAATAACTACTTGAACATTGGTGGCATCGGAACCAACATCGCTGTTTTCTGGATCTTGTGATATGTCTATCGCTTTGATCGGTAAACCAGCAGTTGTTGCACCTGTTGTTACATCCAACTCTGCACCTGATATACCAGTTACAGTTGATCCTGCACTTGTATATACGATGTCAAAGTTACCAAATAAATCCGCAATCGGAAATGCAGCGTCACATTGAATCTCATAGATGACATTTGGATCATCTATAATAAAAGCCTCAATGTCCGAAGCATTTGTGCTTGCAGGATAAAAGTTTGAAAAAGTTTCCTTTTTCGTGGTTGGGTCTGTATACCTACAACCATTGAACACTCCAACTATTGGAACAGTTCCACCATCTGCGTGTACTTCGACAGTACCACCAGTGACTTGGGCAACCATGTCACCTTGAAAAATAGATGTTCCGTAATTGGCAGCGATTCTATATCGGCTTTGTCCACCATGAAAGGCTTGTCCACCTACCATTTTTAAAGGACGCATACCGAAAGCAGCATCTTGATTTGCCATTTTAGACTCCCATAATTTTAATCATTTAAACTTTTCTTTCCACCAAATCGAACTTGTGATTTTCTTTCTGGTTTTAAGATCCTTCCAGCAGATGATTCTGGTTGACTTGCTAACTCTTGATCATAAACTGACATTTGATTTGAAGTTTTTTTACGGAAATATTCATCCCTACTTTCAGCAACTTCTTCTGGTATCCGTGCTAATAATAAACCTCCCTGACCGATTACTCCAGCATTTTTACCTTCATCGATAGTTGGGGTTTCAAAGTCAGGATATTCATCTGCACGTACTAATTCGTATCCTTCTCTTCTTCGTTTGAAGACATTTGACTTATCGTCATAGTCCATCACACGTTCTCTAATCCACCTGTGTTTAAATCCCACAGGAGCTTCGGGTGCATCAAGGGTTGATGGTGGCTTCCAATCTACTTTTCTTTCCTGTTTTTCACGAGTAGCAGACTCTCGATTCGATCTATCAGCCATCTTATGCTCCTTTTTGCAGTTTTATTTTTTGCTGTGCATATTTTTCATATGGCACACCAAGTCTATCAGCAGTTCGTCTTTCACTTTCGGTCAAGACTACTCTCTGTTTACGTCCAGATTTGACAGAAGCTCTGCCATTTACAGGTGCAACAGTTTGGACGTTAGAACCATTGCTCTGATCGTTTGGAAACAACTTAGCCATTTCTTTATCTATTTCTTCATAGTAGCTGTCTTCTGTGGCTTCGTATCCCATGCCAGTTACTTTTTTATCAGCTAACATCAAGGCTAAATTTTTCTCAATTTCATCATCTTTGCCATACCAAGGATTTTTAGTAATCCATGCTTTAATTTTTGGATTGTCATCTATACTCGGCTTTTTGACTTGTTCTTTTTGACTGCTTTGTCTCTCATTTGCTTTAGTTGCTTGCTCTTGCTCTCTGTTTTGTTTGAGGACTCTAAGTCTTTCTTTTTCAATATTGACTTGAGTAAGAGCTGCAGTCGCATTAGCAACTTTTTCAGGATCGTTGGCATCCATAGCCTCCTTTAATAATTGCTTAACTTGAGATTCTTGTGAACTGACTCTTGTGTCAAATTCGTTAGTATAACCATTTGTATATGTTTCAAGTTGTTTTCTAAGTTTTTGATTTTCTTCTTCAACCTGCTTGCCATATGAAATAGCATTGTTCGCATCATCTTCAGCGGCTTTTCTTTTAGCAGTGAGTGCATCAATTCTTTTCTGTACTTTTTCACTGTAAGAATCAAGCTCTTCAGTTTCTTCATTACGAACAATTGTTTGTTCTTTGTTTTCAGATTGAGATTCTTTTGTAGATGGCTGTTGATTTTCATCAAGCTCCACTACAAATTCATTCTCATTAGAGACTTCTTCATTTTGATTTTGTTGTATATCGTTCATCATTACCTCCACTATACATAAGAAATATCTGCTGGGTCAAGTATTGTTGCTATAATATTATCGTCATTTATGATTCTTAGCTCAAGACCATCCACTTTAAACCTATTTCCAGCATATCTACCCATAAGCACCCAATTCTTCTCAGAACAGTATGCTCCATTTGGGAATTTATCAGAATCTTTATATGCATCAGCACCAAGCTTAACAACATAAGCTACTACTGTTGCAAAAGACTCACGATCTCTAGTTGCATCAGGAATTATTATTCCTCCCTTTGTCTTCTCTGACAAATAATAAGGGATAACAAGTATTCTGTATCCTGTTGGTTGAGGTAATCTCTCTAAAACAGACACATCTAACTTTGATGGATCTTTAGAGTTTTTGTTGGCTTCTTCTTTGTTATCAAAAGCTTTTGATATAGCTTTAGGAGTCGGATTGATTGCTTTTGCTCTTTGTGCCATTATCCGATCTGGCACATATAACTTTTTAGTCATCTTCTATACCTTTCATCGAGGTTCTTAGTTCTTCTTCAATCCAGGTAAGACCTCGTATTTCACCTGTTATTGCTCGATAGTCTTCCATAGATCCTATCGCTCCATCAGCCAAAGATTCGCTTAATTGCTCTTTTCTTTGACGTATGTTCTTGTACAAATGTTCTGCTAATCTAATCCCATCCATTATCAGTCTCTCTTAATGATGTAGTACACATAGGACATTTGTATTCTTTATAACTATAAATTCCATATTCTGGTATTGGCTCTTCACACGTTATTTCTTTCATGGCAATTTTGTGTATCCAACAAATAACTACTTCTTTTTTTTTCTCTTCCATTGCTATTTTGTTAAACCTTTTTGCTTTTCATATGTCCTCAAGCCGCCAATTCCGAGCATTCCACCGAGAACAGTTAAAAGTGTACCCATGTCAAATTCTGGCAATTCTGGTAATTCAACTCCTGCAAAAGAAGCACCAAATATAATCAGATCTTTTACGATAAAGTGATAAGCAAACGCAATCGCACAGACCCACCCAACTGCTGGTCGCCAGCCGCCTTTAAATATTGAACCACTAGCGGCTTCAGCTTTGTTAATTTCTAACTGTGCGAGCAAAGCCTCTTGAGCATGTTTTTCAGACATGGTGGCTATCTCATGTGCGAGCTTTGCCTTTTGGTCTGCATCTGGAATAAATTTGTCTAAAAGTCCAGTAACTGGACCTATAAGTGCTTGTAACATGGCTACCTCCTAGTATACTTTCACTTTTTTATCATCGAGACTTGGTATGAGTTTACACATACATTCATAATTTTCAACTTTAATCGGCACTTCTATTTTTTGATTACTTAATCTTTCAGAATAATACAAGCAATCATTTACGTTTTTGAAATAGATGCCACCATTAAAATTATCATTAAGATAACACATCAACATAAATACAGTCATTTATCTGCTTTATGTTCGTGACCCATCCATATACCAAAGATACCTGTCATTACTCCCATAACCACAGATACAAATGCTGATTGTTGCATTGTAGGTTCAGATAAATCCATAAACCATTCGGCACAACGCCAAGACATTATTGTACTAGCCAACATCATACATCTTGGTAAAATTTTCCATCTTAAAAATGTTTCAAAATTCATTGTATTAAAATCTCATTTAAACCAAAGCCTTCAAGCAAAACTAAAGTAAAGAATAATAATAATATACCACCTGCTATTAACTTTCCACTGAAGTTAGTAGAGCCAATCTTAATAGCAACAAACTCATTACCTAGTATTCTCAGTGATAACTCAAAGCTGTTTTGCCCTATGTCAACATTTACTATTTTCTTTTTCTCTTCTGTCATTTGTTTTTTACTGCACTGTTTAAAGAACTTATTACATCGTCTATGTTGGGTTCCTTACCCCAAGGATTATATATACATTTATATTGTCTTGGACACCAACTTTCAATCATCATCTCATATGTCTTATTATTTCCTATATAAATACAAGCCATCATACCAGTTTTTGATTTTATCCTTTTTTTTAATCTACAAGTTGTATATTTTTTTTTTTGATTTTACCTTGCCATATTTTTTGTTCTCTTGTGTATTCCTTTGGCTTGTAAATATAACCATCTGCTTTTGCTCGTTTAGACCAAACAGAGGCAACTAACAAAGCAAACCCACCAATAATCAAAACAACAATTAGCCATGTAATAGCTTCACCAATTTGCCGTCTCATCTGTTGTTGCTTATAAACAGTTTGCTGACGTTCTTTTCTTATCTGTCCTTCCATAGCCAAAAGTTCTTCATAAGCACCAGGTCCGTGAGTCATGTTTAGAAACATCTTGAGTTCGTACCTTTGTTCCTCAAGTTTCTTCTTGGCTGCATAAGCAGCGAGAGCTGCCTCTTCAATAGATCCAGCTTTGAACAATTTGCCAAACAGGGGAGGGTTTTTAGCTTGTTTCTCAGCATTATCAACATCGGATACAGCTCCCATCCATCTTCCAATATCTCCAGACATTTGTTCAATATCGCGCCCAACTGCGAATCCTTTTTTGATCGCGTCAAAAGCTTTTGATGCCACTCCTACAGCTAATGATATTGTTACTGGATCTATCTTCGAACTCCATTATAAAACGCCTTGAAACCTTTGTGGTCTGGCTATTGGTGAAAACTTTTTAATCATACCCCCACTACTTTTTTTTTGTGGTTTTTTTTGGTCTGCCTTTTTTTGCTTCTTTTTTGACTTCCCTGCTTTTGTCAATGCTATCGCCACTGCTTGTCTCTGTGGATATTTCTCTTTCTTCAACTTGCGTATGTTCTTGCTGATTGTTTTCTGGCTCGATCCTTTCTTCAACGGCATTTACAACTCCTTCTTTTGCAAGTCTTCTTTGTATCTTTTTTTGTTTCTCTTGTGCAATCATACCTGCACGAACTGAACTAACCATAACTTATCCTTTCATTTCTTTAAGAGAAGCAATGTCTCTTTTTGTTTGATCGTTTTGATTGGCTATTTCTTCTTGTTGATCAAGTCTTTGTTGATCAAGTAGAACATCATTTCTTTCTTTCTCTTGCTTAAATTTTTGCTCAACCTCAAATTGTTGTTGTCTTTGAGCTACCTCTTGTCCTCTTATTGCTAATTCTTGTTTTCTGATAGATACAAGAGGATCTTCTGAAGGTGGAGGAGTAATAGATTGTGCATATTGTTCACTAATTTCACTAGATATTTCAGCAGCTCTTGATGTTATTTGATCTTGTATCTGTTTCATTGCATTTGGATCTTGTTGCATCATAGCTTGTTGCTCTGGTGGTATGTTAGCTGTTATTTCTTGTTGTGCTTGTATCTCTGACATCATGGCTATGTGTTCAGATATATGACCTTGTAATGTCATAACAATGCTTGCATTTGATTGAGCAATAGGTGTAGCTATCATTGCTAAATGAGCAGATATATGTGCCTGATGATTTTGTTCAGGAAATGCCTGCAATCTTGCACCTCTCAATGCTTCTTGATTTTCTTTTGCTGGATTCATAGGTGCTGGTTGTGGAGGTGGCTGTAATATTGTATCTATATTTGTAACACCTAAAGCTTCGTACATTTTTCTATAGGCTTGATACATACCATTAGGTCCGTGTATCTCTGGATTGCTTTGTGCCAGTTGCAATTGTGTTTGTGCAAGAGCAATACGTTGTGACATAGAAAATATGTTTGGATCTGAAACAGGCAATACATCTATTCTTTGATCGAAATCTGTTTGCTTAATTTCAGGTGGCGCACCTGGTACTTGATAAGGATACATCGGTGTACCCATTGCAAATATTCTAGCTAATATTTTAAACTCTACTTTTTGAGAATAATGCAGACGTTTATGAATGGCAGACATAACTTTAGTGCCACGTTCCATAATAGCCATTGTTGTTCCTACAGGTGCGTTGCCCTGCATCTCACCAACTTTCATGTCAGCCATAGATGCAAAACGTCTACCAGAATCTATTAAGGTTCCCATAAGAGAATATAATGTTTGTGATGGTTCTTTAAATGGCAATGGCATAATAGCTTGACGTAAATCCATACCCACCATATCTACATCTCTAAATTCACCAGGATTAAGAGGTGTTTCATCATCTCTAATTCTAGCTCCTCTTGCTTTAAATCCAGCAGGTAAGTTAGACAATGTACCAGCATCTATTAATTGTCTTAAAATTGATGTTGAAGCTCTTGATAAGCCTCCTATCATATGTGTGAGACCAAAACCATAAAAGCCAAGACCAGGCAAAAACTTATAGTGTACAAAGTAAGGTATTTTACTACGTAACGGATCGGTTTCGTTGAAATTCCTTTTGATTGATAATACTTCACCAGATTTCTCCAATATCGTGACGATATAAGGCATTTTTAATCCAGTGTTTTCACCTGCTTGGTCTGCATCTTCAAAACCAGGCAAATCTAAATCTGTGTGTATTTCATATAATGTTAATTCTTCGTTGTAACTGGACTCTGAATGTATGCCTTCAATATCTTTGATTGTTTCTTTTACCTCATCATAAGTAACTCCATCAGAGTCAGATGTAGGCAACTCAATATCTTTATAAAATCCAGATAGTTGCAATTTTCTAATTTGATTCGAATCCATGCGAATGACATGACATATTCGTGTAGATGTTTTTAAATCTGTTGCATTGTAAGGAACAATTAAATCCTCTGCGTGAACAAACTTTGAAACAGCTCTTTGCAACGATGGATCAAAGTAAACTTTTTTGAATGATGAGCCAACGATTGGAAGATAAAATAACATTTGATCTAATTCTGGATCATATTCTTCCATTTCGTAGGTTATTTGATAATTCATAAAATTCTTAACACGTTCAGCTTGCGCTGCTACTTCAGGAGTTTCTTGACCTATTATAGCTGTCTTAACAGGACCTCCAGCAGGTAATAATTCTCTGTATGCTTGTGCTTGAAACTGTGTGACAGATTCAGCTAGTAGTGGATGGACTATACCAGAGGCTCCTTCAAAAGGTTCGGCTCTGTCTTCGTAATTCATACCAAGTAATTCTAATCCACCTTTGTATTGATCTTCCCACTCTCTTCTTGAGTTTATATCTTCTTGTACTTCACCAACAAGTTCAGATGATATTTTACCTAATTCATCTTCATCTATAAATTCTGCAAGGTTTGCATTGAAAGGCACTTGTACAGGAGCAACTTGCTCTTCTACTTCACCTATAACAATAGAACCATCATCCATCTCTGTAATATTATCAGATATTGGTGCTTCTTCTATTTCAACTGATGTCACACCTTGAGGTGCATCAATATTTTCTATTCCGTCAATTTTTTCAATAGCCATAATACTACCTTATTGTAAATCCAGTGCCTGGTCTTGCTATGCCTCTTCCACGACATACATTTTTACCTTTTTTGCCTTTAACATCTCCACCAAACTCAAACTTTTCAGCTAGATCTGCATCCATGTTTTTTTGCACGGACTCAGGCAACATTGAAAAACCTTTAAACTTTGGAGGAACTGCCTTACCTTTACTTGCTTCACCACCAAATTTCATTTCTTTTGCTTTTACCTTTTCAATAGCTTGAGCTAATCCACCATCTTTCATGCCTAAACTTTTTTTCAATTCTTTTGCATTTTCTGGAGCTTTATTTTCTAATAATTTAATCAATTCAGCAGCTTCTTTTTTAGTTAAACCTAATTGTTTTGGTGTAAAAGTATTTGATTTTGTGTCTGCCATATTAATCTCCTGTTTCTGGGTTAACCATAATTGATTTTGTCATATCTACAACTCCACCTTCACTCATCATCTTAGGCATAATCATGTTTTTTTGTATGTTCATCCCTCTTGGATTGGTAATGCTTGCACTTTGCACAGTCAACTTAACTGGTTTTGTTCTAATCTTTTTTGCTTTTTTTGCACTTTTTAATTTTTTTAATAAAAGTGCATCTTCTTTTCTTCTCTTGTCACCAATAGGATCAGCAGATGCAAGACCACCTAATCTGAACAATTTCAACTGTTTTGCTTTAGTCATATCAATTGTCTTAACAGGAGGATCGTCTTTAATTTTAATGCCTTTTTTTATAACACCAAAGTTCTTACCTGGCACTGGTTGTCCTCGTCCAGCTAACTCTGCATAAGCTCTTCTTCTATCTGCTTCGTCAGACACTATCTCATACCTTTGAAATTACCACCGCGACCACCGATGACACCACCCATGTTCATCTTTTTGACTTTACCACCATCCATCATGCCAACAGGTTGTGCCTTAGTCATATCCATAACCTCACCACCCATTTCTTTTTTCTGTATTTTTTTACCCATAGCATCAGCAAGTTTTTTTAATTCAGGATCAAGTTCTATTTCTTTTGGTTTGAAATCTAACCCCTTTTTTTGAAAATCCTTTAAACCTTTTAAAAGTAACTTTTCTGCTTTACCCATTTTCCCAGCCATTAGTAATACTCCATTTTTCTTCTATATCCTGGTTCAAATTCTTCATCATCAGGTGTGGATATAAAACCACCTTGTCTGAATCTTAGTATAGCCTGTGTCATTGAATCTGCCAAGTCATCAAAATCGCCATGCGGAAAACTAGCACATTCTTCAACAACCTCCTCTGCAAAATTAGCATCTGGTCTCCAAACCATACCACTTTCAAACACAGGCGCACAAGCGTTCATTCTTGCATACTTGTCTGCACCCTTACTCGGTGTAAACGGAGTAACAGGAATACCCATACGTCTAAGCTCTTGTGTTAAGGGTGTACCACTAGCTTTTTGCTCTATCAAAATCATGTCAGGATCATATGCCTCGCACAATTCTTGTGCTTTAAGTTTAAGTTCTGGGAAATCCCATCTGCCTTTCTCGGCATCAAGCAGGATGATGGCATCTCCTTCACCTTCAACGGGAGTAAAAATACCCCAAGTAGTAATAGCACTATAATCAGAACGCTCATTCTTCGTGAAAGCCGTGTCATATGATTGTATGATATATGAACAGGCAGGCGGCTCAGAACGATCCCAAACATTCCACCACTCCCTTTTTATAATAGCACCCTCTTCAGCAGTAGGGTTTTGCATATATTGTGAGTTCCACTTTGACACAGGTATAGAGGATTTAACAGCCTCTAATTCTTCTTTTGACCAATATTCTTCCCATAACACATTACCAGTATCAGGAAATATGGCAGGAAACTCCACGACATCCCACCTGTCAGCACCACCTTCTGTCTGTTTTTGCAATACTCTTGCAGTCAAATCCTTAATACCCCAACGGGTCATCACAATGATAATAGATCCACCTGGCTGTAATCTCTGTCTAGGTCCTGATGTATACCAATCATAAATACTGTCTAATGCAGTCGGACTCAAGGCATCTTGCTCTGATACTGGATCATCAATGATAAGTAAATCAGCACCTCTTCCTGCTAATGCACCTCCAACACCAACAGCATAATATTCACCACTTTTGTTCGTAGACCATCTACCTGCTGCCTTTGCATCTGTTGCCAATTTAACATCAGGAAATATATCTCTGAAATCTTCACTATCAATTAAGTTCTTGACCTTACGACCAAATCCCACAGCAAGCTCTGCCGTGTGTGTTGCCTGTATTATTTTTAAATCAGGTCTTTTACCCATCAGCCAAGCAGGAAATAAGTAACTGGCAAACTCAGACTTCGTATGTCTTGGTGGCATATTAACAATCAAACGCTTAATCTTACCATCAGCTACAGCCTGTAGTTTTTCTCCATATATTTTGTGATGTTTGCCTTCAATAAATCCAGACCATATATTTTTTACAAAGCGTAAAAAATCTTCCTGTGATTCTGATCTGTCATCCAGTTTCTTAAGTCTCTTTAATAACGGAGCTACCTTTTGTAACTCCTCATCACTTAAAAACTCTGCAAATTGTAAATTGGTCATGCTACCTTAGTTAAAAAATTATCCACAGCATTTACAACTCCACCCTCTTGTAGTGTTCTGGGTGCTGGAACTCCTGTAATTTTGGCTATTAAGTCATTTAAATTACCACCATCAAAATCTACAGGTGTAAAGCTTGCTGTAGATTCAGGAAACTTAGATTTAACAACTGTCGGAACTGGATCCCTTACTGGATCAGGAACTCCACCCCCTATTTGATTTGGTGGCTTTTTAATCATATCATCTTCGTCTTTTTCTTCAGTAGCTTTTCTTAAAAACCTTTTTATAGGATCTTCATTATCGTCACCTGCTTCAAACCGCTCTAAGTCACGACCTTCAATCAAGTTACCAAATTCATCTTTAGCACCAATAATTCTGCCAGTATCTGGATCAACAACTGCATCTAAACCTTTACTTACAATGCCATCAAACAATCGTCTATCAAAGAAAGACCCAGCTTTGTTGGCTAATGTTGCAATAAGATTTGGAAATTCTGTGTCACCAATTTTAAATGTCTCTTTAAATTGATCAGGTCTGTTTAGAATATCGGCAACTCTTTCTTGGGTTATGTCACCTACAATATCAGCAACATCTAATTCTGGCTCAACATCGTCACCTACAACTGAAGCAAAATCAATTGGTGTGGTTTGTATTTGTCTGCCACCAAATATCTTAGCTGCATCAGGAACAGTTGATCTAAATGTATTTGCATCATCAATTCTTTGTTCACGACCTATGCTCGATAATATATCTGGAGATATTGTTGTTAATCTATCATCTAATGTTATTGGATCAAAAGTTGTGTCAATATCTAATACAGTGTCTGGCATTTTTGGAGGACCTTGGACTGATCTATCTCTTCTGTCTGCTAAAGTTTCTAATGCAGTGTCAGGAACTCTGCTACCTAAATCAGCTCTAATCTCATTTATAGTTCTGTTGTTTCTAGCTATTCTAGCTGCTGTGTTTTCAGGACTTATATTCTGTGTGACAGTAGCTGGATTAAGAAAATCATCTACTGCTGTACCAGGCATTCTTCTTGCACTTAGAAAATCATTAGCTAATGCTCTGCCAAATCTTCCCCCTCTATCTGTTGCCTCTCCAACAGCAGGTGATCGAACATCAAACTCACCAACGGGTACAATGCCCTCGTCAACTGGAGCTGGGCTTAAAGCAGAATAATTTATTGAATCTAAATCACCTCTTGCATCTAGTGCATCTTGAGCCAAACTATTATCTACTTGTTGTTGCATAGCTTCGTTACCAATGCTTATTCCTTTTTGACCCGTAAGCTCGCTCATTCTATTGCCAAACATATCGAAAGCCTCTGGCTCTACATTTGGAGCAGATGCTGTTCGACCTATCGGATCTAATGAACCTAACTGATTTGGATCTGATGTAATATTTGGATTAAAATCAGTCGTTTGATCTCTTGCTAATGGTGATGGACTAAAACCACTTAATATATTCAACACATCATCTGTTTTATTCCTACCTATTTCAGTAGTCATCAATGCAGGTGTTAACTTTTCCTGTACATCAGGATCCGTGAAATCAACTTTCTCGTCTGGAAACACGTTTAAAGCATTACTTAAAACTTGTATCTTCCCTGCTACCTCTGTTGGTGTGTTTTCTCTTCCTACAGGTGAATATCTTTTTGCAAAATCTTCAACAGTATCAATGTTTCTCTTAGCACCATATGTGTTCGTTAATGTGTTAATGGCATTTACACCTGATTGTAAATTATCAAATATTGCAAAACCATCTCTGGTCTCTCCTATCTCACCATCAAAACCTCCACCTGATCTGATGTTGCCAGGATTGTTGATGTTGGCTCCTTTGCCTCGACCTGCTATTAAATCATCTTCAATTGAACCAACTGGTCTTACTGGATCTCCAAATCCTCCAAAAGCACGTAAGCCTGGTATATCTTGTGATCCTCCTGCACCTGGCACAACAGTTGGCAATCTAGCTATTTGTTGAAAATTTTCTGGACTTCTCATTTGTTGAGCAGCTCTGTTACTATCAATCAAGCCTGCTGTGTTAAACCCTAAACCTAATGGATCATCCAATAAATCACCATAAAAATCACCCGTAGTCGGAGCCAATGGAATAGATAATGGATTTACATCCACTGGAGATACACTTGCTTGTGGTCTTAATTTAGCAAGCTCTCTCTCTCTCAAAAAGTCTGTGCCAGTTCCAAATGACGGCAACCCACTCGATAATGTCGGTGCAGCTACAGATCCACCACCCTGAGTTGTCTGTGAAAAATCTGACGGAGCCATAAACCCTTGTGGATCTAATCCCCTCTGTTGTAACAAGTTAGCTGTAAATTGTGGATCGTATCTTAAATTAGATCTAGCTCCTACATTCCGAATATTTGTTCGCCCTCGTGTGTCAATAACTGATGGAGCAGAAAAAGGCGTATCTATGAAAGTTTGAGAATCCTGTATGTTCTGTTGTTGCTCATTATCAGAAACATCTGGTCGATCTGCAACGTCAAAACCTCCTGTGTCTGGATTATATGAAAAGTCAGGATCATCTCCTACAAAAGATTCATAGTTATCATCATTGTCATTGCCACTACTAAAATTATTGCCACCATCAGAATCGTCAACAAAACTGTCTATCTCACCACCAGAGAAAAAGTTCTGCACTGGTCTTCCAGATGGTGTCATAGGCATCATAGGCATAGACATAGGTGCAGGCATAGGCATAGGAGCCATCTGTGACATCTGTGGCTGGAATATGTTGACGTTATCTGTCATTGGGGAGACAGGAGCCGTGGAGGAACTCATAACTCCTGTCTGTATCGGAGCTATAGCTCCATTTTTTGGCAATGTACCTAAAAATTTGTTAAAAGTGCCTCTGCTCTCAGCCGATGTCTCCAATTTCACCTGTGGTGGTTGACCTGGTGAAGGTGGGGTAGGCATAAATCCCCCAAGAGGTCCGTTTGCCATGTATCTCTCCACAAAAAACTAGTTTCTGTGAAGATACTATATCAATTATTTATTTTTGACAACAGAAAGCCCATCTCTTTATCACTTTGAGCTAAAATCTTGGATGCTAAGTCAGAAACCTGCGAGTCAAACTCATCATTGCCCATCATATCATTTTTTATCTTGTCTCTTAGCCTGTTAATTCTGTCCATGTCGTATTTCGTCAATGGCTCTTGGTGTTTTTTCACACTGTCATGCACTTTTTCTGCCTCACCACCTCCGTTTTGCAAGAATTGTAGTGCCATGTGGACAGAAACTGGCATCCTCTGCGTCCCATACTCATAGTGACACCACGTTCTTAAGCTTAATCCTAGTTTTTTGGATAACTTTGCCTGACTCATGCCCAGATCTTTACGAAAATTGTAAACCTCCGTGCTTGTCAGGTCTGCATACCCGTAATCAGTTCGTTTCATTGGCTTTCCTTTCGTTAATGTTTACCAAAACTTTGTTTTTCATCATGTCTGCAATTAGCTCATCTTTGTTTCCGTAACGATATGCTTCACCATTCCAGTCACAACAGACATTGGCTATGTTTTTTAACAGTGCAGACATCTCTAAACCCCTACACAACAACACAGATGCTATCTCTTGCAGTAAATGATCGGTACTTTTGACCTTGAACTCTTTTATCGTGGAGAGTCGTAACCTATATGTTGTCATTTTTACCTCATTTCATACTATATATAGTAATCTTTGCACAAAAGTGCAAGAATTTTTTTATAAAATTTTTTTTGAGGTCGTGTTTTAAAAACAAGGGGGTCGTTTGAGGTGAAGTTGGTGTAAAGATTTTTTTTTAAAAATATATAAATTTTGATGGGGGCTATGGTATACAGCCCCGATTTTATACAATAAAAACAAGGACTTAGGCAAAAAAAATATCCTAGTAAATTAACTAGGATATTCTAAAATGTTTGATGAAGAAATTATCTAAATGAAGAAATTCTTTCATTTAAATCTGC